TAAAACCTTGAGCAAAACTAACTGAGCCGTACTTGTTGATTATCAGTTGATTTAGATTGTCATCCGTAAGCGGAAAGTCATAGTAAGGATCGATGATCTGATTCGCAAGAGAAATCAGCCACACATAATCTGGATTACCATAATAGTCATATGACAGATTATCTGGTCTTGGGTTATCTGTGATCGTGTAGTCATAGTATGTTTGCAAACCAGCTAGCGCTAGCTTAGACATATTGACACGCGCCATCAAGTTGATAGCTGGGCTACCATCATAGTTGATTACGGGAAACTTCTTAAAGTATTGTGTCATTAACCACCTTGTGCTTTTTTGATTGCGGCTTGCCTAGCCTGAGCTTGCGCAATCGCGACAGTTCGTGCGTTGGCTTGATATTGGTTTTGATCACCATTTGCGGCTACACGTGCCACTTGATTTGTTGGTTTTGGATTAACTGATGGTTTTGTACTTTTATTTGCAGTATCAGTAATAGTCGCACTAATATCTGCCAATGAACTAACATCTTTTGATGCTATATCTGAACCAGATTGACTATCATTATTTGCTTTATTAGAAATACCTTCGACATTTGTTTCGTAATCTCCAGGAAGTCTGATCTGCATTTCTTCTAATGCAATAGACAACTCTACGAAAACTGGTGCTTTAGATCCAGCATAAAATGATGGTGCTTTTGATGCTGGTGAATATCGCACATTAACCGCTGTGATTACACATGGTTTGAAATCTGTCATGTAACGTTCAGTAGCAACAGGTTGAATATTAGGAATGACAATGTTTGGATATTCGAATATCAGAGAACTACCAGCAGTAAAGCTAGGAAGCTGTGCTTTCTTTAACGCTGCAACAATATTTTTGATAGTATCTGTTTCGGATTGACTTCGAGCAGAGAGCAACCAAGTAAACTGAAACTTACGAAAATCAACTTGCTTGAACGTCATAGCTAGCGCTGGATTAGGTGCAAGACCAGTTAGTGATTCTGCTGTGCCTGATAGTTCTGATGAAAAGTTTTTAGCTGCGGCATCTGCAATATAAAGAAGTGTATCATTTTCTGCACTAGCAAGCTTGTTTGTTGATCCTGTTGATGTTGTATCCTTAACATCACCCAGAAAGTTTTTTGTAACAGCACGAATCTGATTTGCGTTTTCTAGAGCATTGCCCCAATGTGTGAGAGCATTATCATTCCATTGTGTACTCGTAGAATCGTTTAATCCTTCGCCATCAGGTAATGGTAAAGCGATTGTAGCTATAGCTGTTTTTAGTGTATCACTTAAAGGAGTTTGCCTGATATATTTGTAGATATCAAACGACATGTAATATTGAGGTAGATCATCTGGAAACTTAATAGTAGGCGGATTAGCTGTTTTACCTCGACTGTTGAATATAGCAGTAAGGGGAAATGCTTTATCAAAAGTATCTTTGTTTTGAATAAAAGCGTTTGTCGATCTTTGGTTTAAAGTATCTCCAGCTATCAGTGCATCGGTTACGGGTGTTGCAACTTTCGTTGTCGATGCAGCGGGCACACCAGCAGCCGCGGCTGAATAGGGAAGTGGACCAGCGCTGATACCAGGTAACCCATTGACGGTTACTGTATTCATTGCATACTGTTTGTAAGCATCATTTTGTGTAATGTCTGCCATTTACTTCCCTATAAATATACATGTACAAACTATTTATAGAGAAAAAATGAAGGGCAAGTTCATTTGCTCTATTTCGAGTAAAGTTCTCTTTCCGTCATCACAACAAACTCCCAGCCCTTGTCATCCGCATGTTCTTTCGCTGCTTTCCATTTGGCTTGGTTAACAACATACGTCTTGACCTCTTCAATGTATCGTTTTGTTTGTGTTTTAGGTCTTTTTGGTTCTTGTGTTTGAGCATACGGTTTGATTTCAACCAATATGACTTTGCCATCTTTCTTCTTTATTAGTACGTCTGGAAAGTATCGGTGATATCTGCCATCTATAGGAGAGACATAAGGTATTGTCATTTCTTCAGATGCCCATCCTACTATTTCTGGATGATTGTCACAATACATAAAGAAGTGTAGTTCCCAAGAACTTCTATATATTATGTTTGTGGGATCTCCCATATACTTGCTTGGATTTTTGGGAGTGAACTTACCTTTTGACATGGATATGTATCCAGCTTTTCCTGTTGTTATATTATTAATACATTGTTCTGCGCCTGTTTTATTTAGTCTGGCGATAGTTTCTTCATCACAAGTATAGTATCTGCTGTATCGCTCTTTTCGTTCTTGCGGAGAAAGATGAGAGACATTATTACTATTTCTCATCTTTTCTTTTAGATCGACAATACTGCCGTCCTCATAACGTTCTTTCCATATTTTAGTTTGATTTGTTTTGACTTTATCGATAAACTTACCATAGCGTATATCATCATTTTTTAGATTTTCTCTAAAAAACTTTGCACCGCATTTGTGCCCACATGTGGATGAAAATCCAACTCCTAATCCTTTGAACTTGGTAGGAGACGAACAGATGACACATTTGTTGTCGCCGAGATAAGTAAGATAATATGTATCTGATGATATATTGTGTTTTTGTGATATGTGTCTAGCTAGAGATAAAGTAGACTTGAAATCTCGAAAACATATTCGACATTCCATCTCAGATGTATAAATAGTCATAGCTGATGCTCCTTGTAAGCGTTAGAGTAGATGGGTTTCGGCCAAGTCACCGCGATCTACACTAGTATTTATAGTTTTAGGACATTCGACATCGCACTAAATGTATTCGATCAGACGCTAGCACAAGGCATTCGACAGGGGCAAGTACCTGGGCGAACACAAGAGGCGCGCAACTGGTTCAGAGATACAGCCAAGAAGCTTTCCAACATTACGGAAACTCGTTTGCTAGCGAACAAAACTGCGATCACGAATCAGATCCAGGTGGGTCGTATGTACATGTTCCAGTACGATCCAAAGTACAAAAAGACATTGCCGTACTACGATAGGTTCCCATTGATCTTCCCTTTGAAAAAGACTCCAGACGGATTTCTCGGTATCAACATGCACTATCTGCCACCATTGCTTCGCGCGAAGTTGATGGACATGCTCTATCCATATGTCAATGATGTGAACTTAAGTGATAACGCTAAGTTGAATATCAGTTATAACATATTGAATGCCGCGGCGACGAATAAGTACATTAAGCCTTGTATCAAGCAGTATCTAACAAACCATCTTAGGTCGAAGTTCATCTATGTTGTTCCAGCAGAATGGGACATTGCATTGTTTCTACCTGTTGAGAACTTCGCGAAAGCAAGCAAAGATCAAGTCTGGAAAGACTCTAAGCAGATTATCAATAGAGGTTCAAGATAATGGCATCAACACCACCTACCAATATACCACCACCAACAAACACAGAAATCGTGGTAAATGGTGGCGGATTTAGTATTAGTAGATTTAGATCAAATCTATCAAAGAATAATGGACCACTAAAACCTTCATTATATCAAGTCAACTTTATAGGACCTGGATTTGATGATGCCGACCGATCTATTGAGTATTTGACTGAAAGGGTTGAGATTCCAGATGTCTCGTTAGACACCGAGAAGATTAGACGCTATGGATATGGTCCTGTAGAAGATGTTCCTTATCGCCCAGTGTTTCAGCCATTACGTATGACTATTATTGCTCCTGCCAGCAATAAGATAGGGCTAGTGCAACTAATCAATAAACTTTCGGGGGCAACAGCTTTTAATAAAGAAGGTGGATATAATAGCATAAATGATAATAGTCTGCCCATTAGTAGTGGTAATACTGCTCAACCTGGAGCATTATCAAACACAGCATATCCATATGAAGTTGCTTATAAAGATAATATTGTTTTTACAACAGTTGTATCATTGTACGACACTACAGGCGCAAAGATATTAACATACAACTTTAATAAATCTTTTCTCAGGTCGATGTCACCGATCGATTTATCATGGGGATCAAACGATCAGTACGTAAAGGTTGATATGACTATTGATTACACAGACTTTTATATAAATCCAGAAGTATAATATTGCAAGGAGATTATTATGGCTTTACCTAAACTCAAAGTGCCGTTGTTTGATGTGACTATTCCTTCAACAAACAAAGATGCCAAGTTTCGCCCGTTTCTAGTCAAAGAAGAAAAGATTCTTCTTATGGCACAAGCAGGCGGTACGAAGAAAGACATCATCAATGCTCTAAAGCAGATCATCAATAACTGTGTCACAATGCTGGATGGTTCATCGGTAAACATCGACAAGCTGACCACATTTGATCTAGAGTATCTTTTTATCAATATTCGTGCAAAGTCTGTAGACAACGTGGTCAAGCTGAAGTACCTCGATCATGAAGACGAAAAGTACTATGACTTCGAAGTTCCTTTGGACTCACTTGAAGTTGTCTATAATCCAGAACATACAAACAAAATCAAAGTTGACAGCGACATTGGCATCATCATGAAGTATCCTACTGCATCGATGATTCTTGAAATGGAAACCAAAAACGTTTCAGAA